TATCTTTCTATTAGTGGCTGTACCAAATGTCCTACTCAAATAAGCAGAATCACCATCATCAAACCGCAGAGATTGATCAATGGTATAGGCATCATCTGCCGCTGAACCTCCGCCTAATACAAGATTACTCATTCTGCTTTAACGTCCAGTTGTCTTCCAACTTCTAACATGTTGGTTCCATTTGATCTGAATATCATTATATCCACCGCTGATGCAGTCGTAGTTAATGTAGGTGCCGATCCTCCAGTAAAGTGGAATACCGCATTCCATGATGCAGTTCTTGATCCTGTTCCATCTTGAATTAAAGTGATAGCATAAAATGCTCCATCAACCTGATTAGACGGCGCATCAAAAGCCACATTGGCTGTTAAGGTTACAGCACATACTTGGTTCGCTGACAAATCCCAATCCTGAGTTGCGTCAAAGGATAGAGTTGTTGAATTAAAGTTCTGAGTTTTAGTCCATTCCTGAGCAGTATCTAACTTGGCTGTGTCAGCATCATATGCTTGCACATCCGATCCAATAGCAACACCCAGTGCAGTTCTAGCCGCTGATGCTGTTGAAGAACCTGTACCGCCATGCGCTACTGCCACGTCAGTTGCAGTCCATGTCCCAGTCGTTACAGTTCCTACAGTAGCAATACTCGCATTTCCTGTAGTTGCAGACTTAGCATCTAACTGAGTTTGAATAGCAGAAGTAACTCCGTCAACGTAATTCAATTCTACACAAGTAGGATCAACTGTTGCCGCAGTAAAATTTGGAAATTGAGCCTGCAAAACTTCCTTGACGAGGCGAATCTGATTGTCGCCCTCACTAACTGGATCTGTACCTAGCGGATTTGTAGCAGAAAGTTGACTAATATACGTGGCTGTTTCTACGCCCATAATGCACCTCCTATGCTAACTCAAATATGCCGCTAGAACTGGGAGTAACCGTTAAGGTATTATCCTCAGCAAGAGTAAATTGTGATGTAGTCAATTTAGACATGCAAACTAATGAACCACCAGACTTATAAATAATTGCATACTTAACATTTGGAATTGTCCCGCCTGTGGCAGTCCATATGACTGCTGTAGAATCGAAACGATACTTATTAGTAGCAACAGAAGCCCAAGTTCTACTGGTAACAGAGGCACCACCTGTGGTGTATCCATTTCCATTAGCCACTTCGTTTCCTATAGATGCATATGTAGATAAAGTTACCGTATTCGCTAAAGCACTTGCTGCGCTTGTATGTAAGGACATCTGAAATCCATCTGATGTTCCAGCCAAATCCCACGCAGTAGCCCCCCCTAAATTTTCTCTAAATGAATTAAAAAATGTCCATGCTGAAGCAGCCATTTTATATTACCTCCTCCCTGATTTTTAATGAATCTTTTGGATTATTAATTATGTGTGATATAAGACCATTCCCATGAACAGCCAGATCATAATGCTCTCCCGTACCTTCAACCATTTGAACAAATTCTCTTGCTTGATGATAATGAGCGGGAGTGCATTTGAACTCCCTTCCAGATAATCTGATATTAAGAACTTGATCCTTGTCGTTCTCAGGCTGATCATAAGCATGATGATCTCCTATAATACAACTGTCGAATCCATAAAGTTCCATTTTATGAAACCCTAGCATTCTTAGAACGTGAATGGCCCTTAATGTTACTGTAGCACCACCCATAACCGGGAAGTAATCTTTATACCTATCACCATATTGCTCATCAAGCATTTCTTTGCAATCATCCTGGCCCTCGCAATGCCATATCCACGCATTGTAACCATCCAACTTATCGAATACAGATGGATGACACTGGGAAGCAATCAAATACTTTACGTCCTTAGATAGTGGTTCAATAAAACGATTATTGAATTCCCTACTATCTAACATTATCATGGCTGAAGGAATCAATCCATTATCTACGCAATACTTGTAAGTTCCATTTACAGCTACAACCGGCATACCATTTTTTCTCTTTTCTAAAAGATCATTAAAGTTATCTTTTAGTGAAGCGCCACCCAAAACTAAAGCAATAATTTTTTCCCACTGTGTTTCATAGGGTTCCACTTGCGGAAATCCCTTGCTTATATTTTCCTTTACGTTTTGTTTTATTATTTCTGGGTCAGCATTTACAGATGCCAAAATTTCAGGCACAGGAAAAAATTTCCTCTTCACCTCTACAGACGGTGCAGTTGATTTTAAACTAGCCTCTAGCATTTTTAAGACGATCCTATAAATTGCATTCTTATTTCCAATCCATTTGCCGCAGTTCCAGTTTGGATTGTATCAATATCAAACCTCAAAACATCTGCTGTAGAAACCTGATTATTATCTGTATCTACAACAGGAGGTGCCGCCGCAGTAGAAGAATCTGTTTCCCCAGTATCAATTGTAATACCGGTCGATAACATATCCACAGAATCAGTTTCATTATATATCATAGCTGTTGTCGTTCCAGTAGTGCCAGCCGTATATACATGAGCGCCTACTTCACCTGATACTCCACTCAAATACAAACCATCTAACGTAGCAGGAACAGTAAATCTCGACAGTCCATCAGTAACTGTAGTAGGAACACTATCAGGCAAAACTTTTATCACAACTGTTCTATTAAAGAATACAGAGTTAGCAGGAATAATCTTTTTAACAGAAGTTGCCGCTGCATCATAAAAAGAAATATAATCAGCAGTTGCACTCATTACTGTATCCAACGCAAGGTTATTGATCGTCTCTTCTTTATCTGTATTTAAATTTGTAAAGTTAGCGTCCACCTCAACAAAAGATAAAGGCGATCCTTTTCCAACCCTAGTAACAATTGTAGCCATTCTAACTCCTATGAACTGATATCGTTTTCACAATAAGTTTCTGCCCAGTAATAAGACTCTACATATGGAAGAATTCCATACGGAAATTTCCTAGGCATTTTCTCATAAAATTTCCTACCACTAACCATTCTATAAGCAACTCTACGAGGTGGACCTTTATAACCACCACCGTATCTAAATCTTCTTGCCATTAGTAAGTTGCCTCCATCTCTGGTTCTAAAATTCTACCCCTTCTAGGCATTGGAGGTGCAGCATCCATATCGTATATCCTAGATAACGCATCTAAAAAATCTGGGTGTATACTTGGAAATAAACAATACTCATTTTCTTTTACCCAATTAGAAAGATCATATAGTTTTCCTTCCTCGTTTTTGCATAGTATCTTTTTAGAATTTAGAAAATCTTGCTTCCTTTCCTTGTAATCTATTTGAGATGATGTTAGATGATTCTTATCTGTTGGATACGGAAAAAAGAATGATCCATCCTTTAAATCGGGTTCTAACCGCTGTATCCTATCTTTCTTAGATTGAGAACCCCCACCACCGACCCAGTTCAATTCA